ATTGCAGAGGTATATATGGAAAAGAATACCAACAACAAGCTATCGCAAGAGTGGATAGCGAATAAGACCGCAGGCAAGATGTCTGCTTGGCAAACCAGATGGATAAGCTCTCTGGTCAAACTGGCAAAAGAGTTTATCAACAAGGGCAGTGCACTTCCACACCCTGAGCTTACTCAAGATGAGTTTGCACATGCGCAGGAGGTGTCTCGCAGTGCCACAACTAGACCTGTAGAAGTCGCCATGAGTCCGATCCTCAAGAACATGCTCATAGCTTCAGGAGATTTGAAGAAAGGGCAGAGGTTGGCCGTGCAATCGGAAGAAACTCGTGTCGAAAAGTGGATGGTTGATATGTGCCGTGCTGGCATAGAGAACCTTTTTAATGCTGGATTACCTGACAAGTATAATTACGAATTGGGGCCAGCCGATCTCAATCACTATGTGGTTGACTGTGTTCGCAACATACCCACTTCCTTCAGGCATAGCTGGGTCAAGCCTAAACGTACTCTGGAAGAAGCTGTCGATGCTTTCAGGGAGCCCTACCCTAAGCCCAGGTTGTCATTCTTTGATTTGATAACCAATTACCCCGCTGGGCAAATGGCAATGGACTACCTCGATCAGGTTATTCCGAGGGTAACAGCCAACTCCGATTTCAAGCTAACGGCGTTACCCTTTGAGCACAGGGACTCAAATGTGGGTCTCAAGAAGGCTGTAAACGCCAGGAAAATCGTCCCTGGCACAGATATGACGTACGGGCAGGAAGCTGTCAAGATAGCAGAATCCACCCCTCTGAACAAGTTATGGTCATATAATGGCTATATACTATTCGCTAGGTTCCAGCGTGGTTCAGAGCGTAATATCATGGGGTCATCAAGCGTGGTCAATTCTAGTCTTAACAGACTCGCTTCTGAGGAGGTAGAGCGTTACAAGAGGGTCGAATTGTATGTGGGCTACAATCCTCTTGACGTCTTAAAGACAGCTCTTATCCGTAAGACTGAGTACTGTGAAGCACACGGGTTAGTATGTATGAACTTCGACCAGGTCAAGTACGACAGTAATATTGGACCAGAGATGAAGGCTGCAGCAGATGCTTTCACCTGGGGAAAAGCCACTGGCAGGCTTTCAAAAGAAATTGCGTACACCAGGGGTGTCTTGGCCCACCAAGGGTGGTTGATTACTCCTTTCGATAAAGATTGGGTGAAGGTCTATGCACGTGTGTTCTCGGGCGAAATTGAGACGAATAAGAAGGAGTGTCAGATTTCTGCCGCTACCAACATCGCCGCGTCCGTGGTGCAAGATCCTGATTATGGCGACATACTTTATAAGTGCCCATACGCCTTAATCGCTCTCGGTGACGATATCAATATTGCCGAGAGGAAAGAGTTCTCCGTTGACATGCATCGCCGGCTAATGGGGGACTTAGGTTTGGATGTCCACACACTCGAAGAGAAGGGCGAATTCGGAGCCTTCTTTCTCCAGCATCGGCTCATTAGGCTAGGCAGCAAGTACATGCTAGTGACACCGTTTCCGAGAGTGCTTAGGTCAATGACCTTTAGGGAAAGACCTGCTGGGTTGGGTCCTGCAGGCTGGACATTTGCATTTTGGACGATGCTATCAAACCTCATCGAGTATCCTGAAGTTCTGACATTTGTAGTTCAGATGCTGTTACCATTTGATTCGATGAAACTTGGGACCGAGCTCACGGTACAGGAGTTAATCGATATGGTTAACAAAGAGGATGAAGAAGCACTTGCTAAGAAACCGTCAAGTCAGGTGCGCACAACTGGGGACATACTTTACGACGGTGATCCTCAGAAGGCGGAATTCTTCGACACCAGTGGCAAGCATGTAACTCTGCGTGCTAGCCCCTACCTGACACACATCCAGGAGGCAGTTAAGGCCGCCGCCCACTCAGAGAGTCCGGCGTATAAGGCTGCGATTGCACAGGTGCCGTTCCCACAAGCAAGTTCCAATACTTCAGGCAACGATGTAAAAGAAGAGTGACTTCTTCAGCTGGCCATGCCAGGGCAAAGCCCGGCCAG